AAAGCGGTCGGGTGAGCGGTAGAGCACAGCGCCACGCCGTCGCCGCCAGCATAGTTGCCACCGGTAAAGGCGTTGTTCAGCACAGAAGCGCCCTTGACCTGCTTGGTGTTGGCCATCGAACGAGCCAGAGCCTTGGTGTAGCGAGCCGACAGACGGTCGTAGAGGTTGTCCTCAACGGCTTCTTCAGTCAGCGCGAACGCCATGGCGATGGTCTCGTGCGTATAGCGAGCGGTGAACGACTCCAGAGCGGTGTCGTACGCCACGCCAGCACCTTCGGTCTTCACCGGGGCAGAGCCGAAGCCGGTCAGCATGACCTCTTCTTCAAACGCGCGATCCGAGGTTTCGATAGAGAAAATCTCTTCGTGCTCGTTTTCGTAGCGCTTGTACTCGATGCCGAACAGAGCATTGAGTCCTGGCTCCAGTTCTTTTACAAGTTGGGAACGGGTAATTGCCATGATTAAGCTCCGTCAGCAGCAACACCGACGCTACCGTACTGGTGTTGATTGAGTTTAACAACGACCACCGAGTAGGTGCCCAGCTCATTGTCCGGGGACTCGTAGAGGCCAACGATTTTGAAGGTCAGTGCAGCCGTCTTGGCGATAGAGGCGGAGGACAGCGAACCGTTGGAAACACCAGAAGTGGTGCTGCCAGTGGTGGAAGCGGTCGGATCAGCGTTCTTGCCAATGTTGGCTTGGGTAACTGCGCCATCAGCTTGAACCAGGAACAACTGGCTCGGATCATCCAGCACTTCACAGGCGATGATGCCTTGAGTAATGTTGATGCTGCCGGGGTAGTAGTTTTTCCAGGTCGGCTTGTTAGCACGGGTGGGATCGTCGTACTGGCAGCCGTTGAACACGCCCGTGGGGGCGGCATGAGTGGATGCGTCGTACTTGATGATGTAGCCGTCATAAACGACGACGAGATCGCCTTGGTAAATCGCCCCGGACTGGTTGTCGGCAATCTGGTAGCCGTACTGCTTCTGAGCGCCAGTAGCAGACAGGTTACCAGAAGGACGCAGACCAAAAGGCTTATTGACGTTTGCCATTTGTAGCTCCTACAAGGTTGGGATTGCCAGCCTTCCGTTAGGTGGGCTGGCGGAACGTAGTGCGCGAATCGCGCTGAGGCGTTTCGATTCGCATTGTAGAGTGAGCGTTCTCACGCATCATCTCGTTGTCCACTGCATGCAACTGTTCCTGGGCCTTGCGGCGGAAGTACGCGGTGCGCTCATCAATGGTTTCCTTGGGAATCTTGGCGAGCAAGAGTCCGCCCACGGCGATAACGCCGGCATGCTTGCCGTCGTCCATCGTGGGAAGCATGCCGTGGTATTCCTCCGGCACATCCTCCAGGCGCACGAGCTCATAACCTTCGCGCAGCTTGGAATAGACGTTTTGCTTGTCCTGGAAACCGTTGACTTCGGCGCGAATCCAACGGTACTCATAGCCCTCAGGGGCAGGCGGCGTGTCAAGACGGGAAGGCGGAGTCCACGGCTTGCGGCGTGCTTCTTTTTCGCGGGTTGCACCGCTACGGGCAGCACGGTCAATTTTAAGTTCGCTCATCGTGATCACTCCTTCACATACTTGGCATATTCCTCAAGAGGAACGCCCAGCTTCTTTGCAATAGCAACCTGACTCGGCGACAGCCGGACAGTACGGCGCACACTATTCATTCCCGAACTACGGGTAGCAGGAGCAACAGCCGGTGCGGAACGCTGTTGTCTGGTGGGTTGGCTGGACGATTGCTCGCCCGCGAAGTGCTTGGGAAATTCATCCCGAAGTCTTCGATCCAATTCAGTATAGTAGTCGTCAGAAGACGGGTCAATTCCCTCTTCTTCAACTAATTGATGCTGAATGCCCCACGCTCCATAAGTGAGCATGCGGTTTTGACCAAACCAGGGATTGCGCTCCGCCCAAGCTACGGCCCGAGGGTCGGCTTGCTTAGGGGCCGGACGAGGTTCCGGTTGAGCCTGCTGGGGCGGCTGGTAAACGGGCTGTTCCGCCGCCTGACGGGGCTGCTGCTCCTGAAGCCAAGCTGCCACTTGCCGCTGCTCTTGGACCAGCGCAGACAGGCGCTCTTGGGCTTCAATCTCAGTGTTGAGATCGTTCTCTTCCCGCGCCTTGATGATGATCTGGCGCAGGGCGGTCTGCTGGGTATCCAGCCGAGCCTTGGCTTCGTTCAAACGGCTGTAGTCCGTGTGCGCGAGCTTTTGCTGGAGCGTTTGGGCCTGCGTTTGCAGCCCCTTGGCGTACTCCAGTGCGGCCTGCTCACGGCGCTCGGCCTCGCGCATGCGCGCGGTGAGCTTGGAGATGCGCTTTTGGACGTTGTCGTTGACCGCGTCCAGCTCCTCTCGGTGAGAAGCTTCCGGTTCCGGTTTGCGCTCTGGCGCAGGGGCCGGTTGCGGTTCCCTTTCCTCAGGAGATTCCTCGGATTCCGCCAAGGTGACGTTAGTCGCCTTTTCGTCTTGCCCGAGATCAAACTCCAACGGATCTTCGTTTTGTACAGTTGCCATTTAGTGCCTCACATGTGCAGGATGTCTTCCGGATTTCCGATCGTCGCCAAAATCTCATCGTCATTGAGGATGCGGATTTCTCCGCCGTCAATGGCCATGCGGGCCCCCGCGTACCGACCGAAAATGATCCAATCCCCCTCTTTGCACCATGCGCCGCCGGGGAATTTTGAGGTGTCTTGATAGGCCAACGGGCCCACCGACAGGACGTAGGCACAAGTGGTGGTCAATTGCTGGCGTTCGATCGTCTCGTTTGCCAGTTCAATGCCGCCCTTGCTACGCTTTGCGCCTCGATAGGGAAGGACAACGATCCGCCAGCCCGTAGGGCGGGGGAGCAGTTCCTTCAGGCTTTGCGCCTGTTCAATGTGTTCGGCCTTGGCAGCTTCTTCAGCGGCTTTCGCCGCCGCTTCCCGCTCGACCTGGGCAGCAGCTTCTTCTGCCCACTTCTTTTCAAGTGCAGTTGCTTCCATATCTAGTCCTGAAGGTTGTTGTTTTTGATGAGTAGCTCTTTGATAGCGTCCTCAACAAACCGATACCCCTCCAGGCGTCCCATCAGGAAACGATACTGCTCCATATCCTTGACCCCGCCACTCATCAGCATCTGAGCGGTTTGCTCGCGAAGCCGGCGGATAGCAAGCTGGGTATGTTCAGCAAATTCAAGCATGGATTAATCCAATGAGGCAGACACTTTCCCTGTGCCTGAAAGGGGTAGGCGTATTGTGCCCTAGATTTACGCGATTTTCACTTTTTTGAATGCATCCTTGCGGTACACATAGTGAACGCCCGGGCTAGTCTTAGGCTCCTTCTGAGGGCCCTTGGCCTTTTTGGGGAGCGTTGAGGGCTTGATAGTTTTGGAACTGCTGCTGGGAGACTTGGGCGGCATGTTGCGCTCCTTGTATGTCAATGTTTGCGTAATCCACGCCGGTTTTGGCTTCCAGCGCAGCCTCTTTCAGGCGCAGATTGGCCTGATCGTCGGCGATGTCGGCGGCCGCTTTCTGGCCATCCAGCGCAAGGCGGGCCTGATCCACCGCGCCGCGCTGCTGGTCGCGCTTGGCCGACTGCTCCAGCTCCTGCTTCTTCAGGGCCACCAGCGGGTCTTCCTGGTTGCCGGACATCTCTTCCTGCATCTTCTTCATGGCCTGGAAGTTCTCGGCCACCTTCATGGCAATCATGGCCTCGCGCTGCAACGCAGAAACCATCTTGTCCGGGTCGGTGCCGTAGAGCTTGAACAGCTCCACTTCCGTATCTTCTTCGGCCTTGAGACGCAGGTGTTCGAGGCAATGCTTTTGCAAAATGATCGCCGTGTTGGGCAGCGACCCAACGATCGGGGACATACCGAACATCAGGTGCGCCATGAGGTGCGCATCGTGCTGCTGGCCAGCAAACGCCTTGAGCGGTGAACCGTCCAATGCCTGTGAGTTCTCGCTCGCAGGGTCCTTTGGTTTGTCCACATTCTGGGTGTTCAGGATCTGGTCGATGTCCCGCACGCCAATCGCTTCGTACATGCGGCGGTAGGCTTCGTACATGTTGTGCATCTGCGGGGCGCTCTGAGCCAGTTGTAGCTGGGTCTGTGCCATGGTGATGCGTTGAGCAACAGAAAAGATGTTGGGATCAGAGACCGGCAGCACGTCGACGCGGTCGTCAAAGTCCTTTTTCTTGATGACGCGGCTCTCGCCGGGGACATCGTACGGGTACTCGTCAGGCAAGAATTCAGCAAAGCCCTTGGCGAGCAGTTGGAACTCCAGCTTTTGGCTGTAGTGCAACCGCTTGTGGATGGCAGACATGACTGAGCTGCCCTTCTCGAGCAGAGCAATCGTCGTTCCCACAGCAGCGTTTTGGTTGCTGTCGCCAACCTGCATGTCAGAGATGCTGGCCATGCGCTGACCAGCAGATACGCAAAAACCAAGCAACGCCATGAGCGTTTGGCTGGGCTCTTTGTACGGCAGAGGCAACAGGGATGATTGCAGTTCCATACCGCCTGCATCCATGTCACGCCATTCACCCGGCTGGATTGGCACGTCATCGTTCATGATCCGTGCGCCCTTGGCCTTAAAGCCTGCTGGCAGGTTCACCAAAGTACCGGCATCGAGCAATTGCTGCAACGCAGCAGTGGCAGTTTTCGTCAGGCCACCAACCAAGTGCAAGAAGCCAAGGCCATAGGCTCCCGGTCCTTGGACCAAGCGATAGTGCACGTAGTACTGCTTGCGTTTGAAGAGCTTGTCGCCCTCTTTCCAGTTGCGACGGATACCAACGACATCGCCAGTGTTCTCGTCCAAGGTGATGATATATGGCAG